GTCGCGTCGGACTGGCCGGTCCTGCTCCGGTATTCCGCCGCCGTGGCGTAGGCTGCATCGACTGCCATCTACGGCTAACCCTTCGCCTTCTTCGTGCGGCGCTTGACCGCCTTGTCCTGCGGCGGCCCGTCTACCGCCTTCGCCTCCCCGGCGTCGGGGTCCGACTCGCCCTCCGGCTGCTCGCCGGCACCGGACTCCGCCGCGGCTTCGGCGTCAGGACTCGCCCCTTCGGGGGCGCCGTCGTCTTCCCCCCGGCCTTCGTCCTCCTCCTTCTCCGCTTCCGCTTCCGGCTCCAGGCTCGGGTCGAGCTCGAAGCGCTCGAACTCCTCCCGCGACACCTCATGCCCCGGCGTGCAAAACAGGAAGGCCGCGTCCGGGTGCCCTTCCGGCACGAGCCGCGCGTTGTCGGCCGTCCGGTAGAGCCGCTGGTCGACCGTCACCTTCGGCGACGGCGCCTCCTGCTTGATGTAGCTGATGTTGAGTGCCATCGTTCCTCAGCCTCCTGCTAGCCGGCCTTCGCGATCCCGACCACGGTGGCGGTGCCGGGCGTGTCCGCCACGGTCGACTTGATCTTCACGCGGTAGTAGCGATACGGCGCCTGGGCCACCACGTAGGAGCTCTTGCCCGCTGCCGCGACGGCCGCCTCGGCCTGCACGATCTGCTCGTCGCTGTAATCGGCGGCGTTGGCCCCGAACACCGTCCAGTCCACCGAGGCCGTGACGACCTTGATCGTGTAGGCCAGGGACTTCCACGGCCCCGTATCAATGGCGGCCAGCGCCACCAGCGCGTTCGTGCTCGCCAGCCCCACCGGGGCCACCGTCTCGAAATTGTCAGTCGTTACCGCCATGCCGTCCTCCTGCCTTACGTCTGGACCAGTTCGAGCACGACCGGCGTGCTGTTCAGGGCCGAGTTGAGGTCAGCCGTGTTGTCCTCCAGGTCGGTGGCGTCGAACACGACGGTCGGCGCCGTCCCTTCGAGCACGTTGTCCAGGTAGGCTGCCCGTACTGTGTTCCGGGCCAGCCGGTGGCCGATGCCGATCACGTCCCCGAAGCCGATGGCCGTGGTCGCACCGGTTCCGTCGTGGGCGGGGATCGTCACGGACGTGATCGTCTTGAACGCCTTCGCGCCCGCCACCGTGCCCGCGGTGTTCACCGTGAACGCCGGCAGCGTCTCCGTGATCGCCTGGTCTTCGGCATTCGTGCCAGCGACGATGACCTGGATCGCCTTGATGTCGGCCGCAGTCCCGCCCGCCGTCGCGGTGATGTTGCGCGGCACCTCGGGCGTGTTCAGCCCCGTCGTTATCACCTGCTGAACGCCGGTGTCGGTCACCGCCGCCAGAATGCCATCCGTGTCCGCTACGGCCGGCGCGCCGGCTGCCCCGATGGACGTCGTAGCGCCCGTGCCGTCGTGCGCGGGGATCGTCACGCTCGTCACCTTCGAGAAGACCTGGACGCCCGTCACCGTTCCTGCGGTGTTCACCGTGAAGGCCGGTAGCACTTCTGTCAGTGCCTCACCCTTCGCGCCCAGGCCGACGATGGTGACCGTGATCGCCTTGATGTCCGCTGCCGTGCCACCGGCTGTAGCGGTGATGCGGCGTGGCCGATCCAGCGGGTTAATGCCTGTCGTGATGACCTGCTGCGCGCCGGTGTCCGTCACCGCCGCCAGGATCGCCGCCACGCCCAGGGCCGATGCCCCAATGGTGTCGGCCAGGACGTTCTGCCGGGCGCCGGGAATGACCACGCCGCCCTCGATGATCGCGGCACGCGCCAGCGCCAGGATGAACCAGAGGAGCGCGCCCAGGCCGAGAGCCTTGATTGCCCTGCTCATATCCGTTTCCCTTCCTCCTTGCCTGCTGATGCCGAGGGGAGCGGCCTCATCGTTGGGGGCCGCTCCCCTCTGGACGCTCAGGTCAGGCGGTTGCTAGATGCCTGTGACTGAGCAGAACGCGGCCGCCCGGTAGACCACGAATGCGGTCCGCAGCCCTGCGCGGATCGTCTGCTCGCCTTCCTTGAACTGATCGGCGACGAAGCCGACCTCCACCTCGATGCCCCGGCGCGGCCGCAGCTCGCAGTGCGTCGCGAAGTCGCCCACCAGGCCGGTGTTCTCGGTGATCTGGTTGCTGGTCACCACCGGCAGGCTCCACAGCCGCTTCGGACCCGCGTCGGCGGGGTTGCCGAGGATGTAGATGCCGTCGGTCGTCCTGGTTAGGCGGATGCCCTCCCAGTCGTTGGGGTGCAGCACGATGGCGCTGGGGTCCGCCGCGCCTGTCACGAGCACCTTCGTGATCGCCTTGTGGATGGCGTCGAATACCGGGTCCGTGCCCTTCGCCTGCGTCTGCAGGCCGGACTGGTCCAGGATGCCGCTCAGGTTCGGAGCCGTGCCGTTCCCCACCAGCACCTGGCCGTCCAGCCGGCGCCGCAGGAAGAACGAGAGACGGCCGTTCAGGAGCCCCTGTATGCCGGGCACGTCCTCCAGTTGCTCGTCCGTCACGGGCAGCGACACGCCGATGCTCCGCACGGTGCTGGATGCCTCGGCGTACGAGATGTCCGCCTCGGCGTAGGCCGCGCCCTCTGCGCGCTCCGCGGCCGCCTCCGTCGTGACCGTCTCTTCCATGTAGACGACGGCCGCCTGGGCCGTCGGCGTCGACGGGATGATGTCCAGGACCTGCGGCCCCAGCAGGGCCGCCTCAACGATCCGCCCGGTCCGCGTCGACTCCGGCGCGAAGCCGTCCGTCGTCAGAAACAGCGTCTTCAGGTAGGCGATGGGGTTCTGGATGTCCTTGTGCTCGATGCTCAGGGACTTCCGGGAGTGCCCCATCGTCGCCTTAAACTCCTCGGAGTCGACGACGTACTGCCCCAGGCTCTTCACGGCGACGGACGGCTCGCCCTTGCCCTCTCCGCCGGGCTGCTGGGGCCGGCCCGGGGGCTCGCTCAGCCAGGCCTGCCGCTTGGCGGTGTCCACCGCAGCCGTCGCTAGGCCCTTCGCCTCCGTCAGCTCGGTACCCAGGGCGTTCAGCTCCTCATTGAGCCTCTGCGCCTCCGCCAGCTTCGCCTCCGGCGTACCGCTGACGCTGGTCACCTTCGAGAAGTCGTACTGGCCGTCCTCGGTCTTGGCCTCTTTGAAGATGGCGAAGACCGTCGCCTGCTTCGCGGCGATCTCTTCCAGGATTTCCTTGACTGTTCTCACCCTCCACCTCCTATGTGGTGACAGGCACGCCCTGACGGATCAGCTCCGCCAGAGTGTGCTGATACTGCGCGTACAACTGGCCGGCCTTCTCTGCGCCCGGCTCGGTCTCGGCCAACAGGTCGGCGAGTTCCTTCTGAAGGGACGCCGCCCGCTCAGCCAATTCCTTGAGCCGTTCGCGGTTCTCAGCCGATAGAGCCCGGCCCTCCTTCGCCCGGACGGCAGCAAGCGCCGCCGAGCGCTGGACGAACCCCTTCACGTCAGCAAGCACGTGCTCGGCGTGTTCCAGATAGGTCAGGCCCTCATTGCCGTTCTTGATTACTACAGTCATCGTGTCGACGCCGGCGCCGACCATGACGGGCGATACCTCCCAGACCTTCATCCGCTTCAGGAAGCGGACCTGCTGCCCGTTGAACTCACCTTCAGCGCGCTCCAGGATTCGGAACCCGTAGCTCCATTCCTGCAGCTCGGCCAGATTCTTCACCGTCGTGAAGTGCTCCTGCCCAGCCATCGTGTCGAGGAAGAAGCGTCCGTCGAACACGGCCTTCTCGTCCTCCTCGAAGATGCGGCCGCGGCCTACGGGCAGGTGGCCCCAGTCGTGGCCCCAGGCCGCAAGCTTGACGTTCTGCTCGCCGAACGCGCCGGGGGGCGTCACGTCCCCGTCCTCGTCGATCACGTTCAGCGTCGCGAACACGGCACGCACGAGCCCCTGGTCGCCCTCCTGCTTCAGCTCCAGCCCCGTCGACCTGTAGACCTTCTTATCCATCCGATCTCCTCCTCATGCCGCCACCGGCGCCAGTGTTAGCGTCCCGTGCGGGTGCTCCGCGTTCGTCGCCGCTTCGCCCGCTGAGATCGAGACGATCGCCCCGTTGCGCGCCGCGCAGGCCGGGTCCTCTCCGCCGTCGATCATCTGTACCCGCGAGAAGCCATTAGCCCGGTAGGCCGCCGCCGTCCCCATGTTTGTCCCCCACATCGTCTCCGTCATCACAACGGTCAGCGGCCTACCGGCGTAGTAGGATTCGACGCGCTGGCGCAGGCCGGGGAACTCGTCGTCGGGCACGCCGTCAACCACCTGGCTGAGGCTGTACCCGCGACGCTGCCCCTCCTCGAACGCCTCTGACAGGGCGGCCCGCGTCCCGTCGTTGATGCGCCGCCCGCGGTGCGCGGCCTCCCCCAACACGGCGGCGGTCGCCGCGCTGTCCTCCTCGAAGCCCGCCTCCAGGCCGAACGCTTCCGCCGCCAGCTCCCAGCCGCCGGCGATCCCCGCCAGCCACAGCGGCCGCAGTGCGCCGGCCAGCAGCTCGTCCTCCGCGTCAGGCATCAGCGTCCGCGCGCCTACGACGGCATCCTTACGGCCCGCGCCGTTGCCGCTGCGCAGCGTCACCACTGCCGCCAGCCGCTCCATCGCCCGCTCGGCCTGCGCCCGGAAGAAGGCCGTCACGCCGGCCTCGAACCGCTCAACGATCCGATGCCTGGCCACCGCCATGCTCTGCGCGAAGGCGTTGGCCGGATCGCTCGCCTTGAACCCCTTCGGTGCCGCCGGGGGCGTAGGTGGCGTGTCCGCCGGAACCGGCACGATCGTGAACGCCCGCAGGTACACCCGCTGGCTGTCGTCCACCGGCACGCCCATCAGCCGCTGGCCTATGTCCACCCGCAGCCAGCCGCCGCGCACCATCCGGTCCACCCTCTCACCAAGCTTGTCCATGTCGGGCTGCAGCGCCCGTACGTGCGTCAGGTCGAAGGCGACCGTCCTGTTCTCGTCGTCGTCGAAGTCCGGCAGCGCCTGAACGGTCAGCTCGGCGGCGACGATCCGCTGGATCGGCACGATCCCCTGCTCGATGGCGAACTCCACCAGCTTCTCCACGTTGTCGAAGGTCGCCCGATCAAGGCCGGCGCCGAGGCCCGCCACGATGGCCGGCACGCCCAGCACCGCGCTCACCCGCTCCTCGGGCACCCGCCGCAGGTTGCGCAGCTCCATCTGCTCCGGCGAGAACGCCAACACCTGGACCCGTGTTGGCTGCGTGAGGACCATAGGTTCCCCCCGCTTGTCGCCGCCGAACTTCTGCATCGCCATCTGCTTGATCTCTTCGGCGTTCTCCGGGGTCACCCTCGCCCCCGGCGCCGAGCTCTCCGGCGAGATCACCAGCCCCGGCACGCCCAGGTTCCGCATCAGGCTCGCCGTGAAGTTGGCCGCCTCGTCATCGGTGAAGATCTCGCGCAGGACGGAATACAGCGGCGAGAGGCCCTTGCGTGTGTTCTCGGGGTCCAGCCCCCAGCGGAAGTGAACGACGTCCCGCGGGTCGTACTTGACGGGCTCCAGCATCGGCCCCGGCCGGTAGTCGTAGTGCGAGATGAACACCGAGCCGTCGTCGGGCCACCTCGGCTCCATCGTCCAGGACGGCGCCCACCAGTACTCCACGACCTTGCCCAGGCGATTTCGCACCTTCAGCCAGTAGGCGTTCCCCGAAGTCGCCCGATCCACCATCGTGGCGTACCAGAGCAGCGCGCCCGGATAGTGAGGGTTGGGGCGCTCGACGAGACGCGGGAAGGGATGGCGCGGCACCCGGATAAGCTGCCCGTCCGGCCCCTCATCGAGCACCGTCACCGGCGCCTCGGGGAACGTGCGCGCGATCCAGTTGACGCAGGCGACGACGATGCTGTTGCCGGTGCCGTCGCCCACCTCCTTGCCGTAGTCGAAGCGTGTCCGCGGCAGCAGGAACTGCCAGAACGGGCCGGTCCGCCCGGACCAGCGCATCGCCGCCTTGAACCGCCGCCCGATGGCCCTGAACGGCGCGCCTAACACCTTGCGGATCATACGGCCACCCACGGCACCGGCTGCCCGGCCCCCGCCGCTATCGCGTCCGTCCGCGCCTCCCACGACAGGTCAGCGGCCATCGCGCCGTCGATCTTGTGCGGTGAGTCCGGGCGTTCCTTGCAGATCACGTAGAGCCGCTCTCCCTCGCCGTCGCGCAGGTTTGTCAGCCGGCGGCAGGCGTTCCCGATGTGCCGCGCCAGATCTTCGTTCCCATCGTGCGTGAGCTCGCCGGACTGGATCGCCGTGGCGAAGTTCTGGAGCGATGCGGCCATCTGCCCCAGCCGGTTCGTCTTCCACTCCATCACCTTGTCGCCCCAGCGGGCGTGCCATGAGGCCAGCCAGCCCTCCCACCAGTAGGGGTCCGCGTACATTCGCCAGACCTCCCACCGCTCGAACGCGGCCGCGACGATGGCATCCACCTCGCGCTCCGGCACCGCCCACTCCGCCGCGCCCAGGGGCCGCTCCCACAGGCCGAGCAGCCACTGGTAGCCCGTCTCAACGTGGGTGGCCACCAGCGCCGTCGCGTCGTCGTAGCGCGCCCCGTCGAAACCCAGCGTTATCAGCTCGCCATCCGCGATCACCACGTCCGGTCGCGCCAGTTTCCCCCAGCGCATCGCGTCGAACGCCTTGTCCGAGGCCCGCACCAGCCGGTTTGTCCACACCC